AGCCCACTCACCATCGAGGAATCCATAGGAACCAGAATCACCATAAAGTTGGAATCCAAATGTTCCATCGCTTTCTTCCATGTGAAGCCCGACAGCGTTGCCGCCAGTTCTTACACTGAAATTACTGTTACTGTTCTGCCAACCAGACACATTGCTAGGGGACTTAAAGAACACAGGGCTATCAACACCATCAAATAAGTCAGCATCTAAGCCTGAGCCTGAGCCGTCGTTACTACCATGCCATGAAGTACCGCCATTGATAACTACAGAACCTGCTACTGTTAATCTGTTTATGCTTCCGGTAAATTTAATACCATTGTGCGAATAAATTGTATTTGCAGCAGTTCTCGCAACCATAGGGTATTCACCACTATATGAGGTTCCGCCTTCTATTACATTATTGCTTGGGATAGTTGGAATTGTTGGAGTGCCAGTGAAGTTTGCATACGCTAAGTAATGAGCCCCATGCTGACCATCTAACAAGTCAGCGTCTAAGCCAGAGGTTGAACCGTCGTTTCCAGCATGCCAAATTCTGTGCTTTACTGCACCAACTGACCAACCACCCCAAGCTAAATCATTAGTATCAGCATCTAGCCCAAAGTATCCCGCATAATCACCGCCCGCATGAAAGGACATAAACGCATCATTACCACCGCCAGCGTTATACACCTCAAGACTGCCTTGACTGCCAGTGCTAGTTGCAATGTCATCCCAGTTATTTTCCTGATTTGCGTTGAATCTGATTCTTTGGGTGAAGAGATAATTAGCTGTGTTTCTCGCTACAGTAGAATCAACGACTATGTTATCCGCGTTTGCAGTTATACCGTCGCCGCCGATTACATTTAAAGTTACGCTGCCTGAAGAGCCTCCGCCAGTAAGCCCTGAGCCTGCTGTAACTCCAGTAATGTCACCTGCGTTAGCAGTAGCGCCTGCCGCAATGCCATTAAGCTTAGAATGATCAGCGTCTGTAAATACGTTAGAGTCTGATGCAGCTTCTACGGCTGCTCTGATCTCTGCTGCTGTTTGATCCTGTGTCGCACCAGACTCAATACCATTGAGTTTAGTGTGATCCGCGTTTGTAAAACTGTTTTGCGATAGCTGACCGTCCTGAACTGAGTACGTAGTATCCGTGAACACGGCACCGGAAGGGACGTTGGTTAAAACTTGAGAGTCATCAACCTTTCCGTTTAGCGCAGTTTGCAGTCCTGTAATGAAACTAATTGAGTGCGCGGAAGGGTGAGAGTAGTTGTTCGCACTTGCTGCAATGCCGTCTAGCTTTGCGCCATCAACAGAAACGTCACGTCCATCAAAGGTGCTGTTAGTAGTAATTGCACCAGTCATAGCCCCGCCAGTCTTAGGCAGTGCATTGTCAGCAGTAGTGCCTTGTGCGGCTGTAGCGTAGTCAGCAGAGTCAAACGCTTTTACTTGCGCTAGGTTAGTGACTTCTGAGTCCATCAATGCGCCAGCGGCTGTGACGTTAGTGGTATCCGTTACGTCTGCACTAGCCTCAATACCATCTAACTTAGTACCGTCCGCAGCAACGTCACGTCCATCAAACGTGCTGTTAGTAGTAATTGCACCAGTAGCCGCATCTAGGATTAGACCTCCGGCGGAGTCTAGCGTCATATCGCCAGAAGCATTTGCTATATTTCCGACAACCGAAATTCCGGTTGATGACGTTGATAGCCGACCCACTGCGTTATGGTACAAAACCACTTCGCCGCCATTAGTTCCGTAAAGGTAGTTTCCGCCAGCAGCGTTTTGCAGACGCAGAGTCGTTGACGAGCGGATGTTTAAGCTGCCAGTGCCTTGTTCGTCAATGTACGATTCTGAGCCATCGTGGAAAATTGCTAAATCATTAGACCCGAAACTAGCTTTGACGTTATCGCCAAAATTTAGGTTGCCCGTCATCGTGTCGCCATCGATGCTGACGGATTCAGTGTCCGACTGACTGCTCAAGTCATTCAGAGATGCCGCTGTTACTCGAAGAGAAACCTCAACACCTGACGAATGGCTGATAGCGGTGGTATCGTCTTGCCCCCTTACTACCGTAAAAGTAGTGCCGGATACTCCGGTCACTTTGACAATTTCAGACCCCACCCCCGACCCTAAAGACGCATAAAAGTAGTCGCCCGAAGATAATGTTGGGAATAAAGACGCACTTGTCACGCTAATAGACGATGCTGAATCAGAAGCGCCACTAGCAAGAGTCGTACTCGCTAGGTTCGAGAACTTAATTGCCATTTATAGGCTCCTAGCTAGCGGTGATGGTCCATTGGATCGAAATGCTGTCGTTTGAACCTTTGTTGATAACGGAAAATACGGTTCGGCAAAGCATTGTGCCGCCTGAAGCTGCGTTAAATATGCCAGCCTCAACTACTGCTGCGGCAGAAGACGGTGTTGACGCTGGGAAAGTCGCCGAATAAACAACATCATTATCAGACACGGTTGTACTGACGAGAGATACCCTGGCAACCTCGTTAGCTAATGTCGTGTTTGCTACAGCGGCAGCGGTACTAGTCGTGCCGATAGACATGTGACTCATCACGCCTGCCGAAGTGCCAGCCATGCGAGAAGCTACAAAACCTTTTCCCGTGGTAACAACCAAGTTAGGGATTTCTTGCGTTTCTTTAATCGAGCCGTCTTCTGCGATAAGATTCACAGTAAGGCGACCTTTAAGTTTTAGATCATCAGCGATCATGATAAGTCTCCGGATTAGTATGCTTATACCGTCAGACTCTCTAATCCATGAAGACAGTGTAGGTGCGTCAAGTGGTTTGCTAATGGTTTCGACGCATGAAAACCGATTTTCTACAGCTATTATAGAATTTTAAGGTCTGTTTGACAAAGCATAAAATTCCTGATTCAGGGTTCCATCATCACCCGTTTAGAACCATGTTTCCAACTAGTGAACTATTTAAAGTAGCCACAGCTACAAGATGTTCAAGCTCAAAGACATCTGTGATTCCTACAATATTTGTCTTAACTCCAGTTGTGCTTTTATCAACCTGAGAGAAGTCATCCAAACCGTAATAGTCTTGCAAAGATTTTGTGACGGCAAAACCTGTAATGCTTTCAGAAATGCCAACGGTATCTGTAGGTGATCCCGTTACGCTTCTCACTCCGTCAGATTCGCTAAATATAAAGTTGTAGGGGTCTCGGGATATTATCGAGTTATCCGTTAAAGACGTGACTGAGTCGGCAAAAGTGCTGACATTAAAGACAGGAACGTCGGTAACCGATAGTGATTCAGCAATGACCTTTAGCGAATACGCTGCATGAGAATCTGAGAACCCAAAGCTATCTGACTCAGGTCTAGTTAAATGTACGCTAGCACTCTCCAGCAGAGAAGTATTTTCACTAAAACTTCTTCTATATGTCAGCAAGGTTTCAATGCTCTCTGAAAGTCCAATACTTTCGGAAAGGTTTTTGCCAGTGCTGATTTCTTGCTGCTCAGACAGAGAGAAGAGATCAAGACTGCTCTTGCTTAGTCCTATAACCAAATCGTCCAGCATACTGGTTGAATCACTTGCAGTCTTTGTTGTGCTAAAGACTGTGCTGGATTCAAATCCAAACTGGTCAGTATCAACTTTGCCAAACTCGATAGCCGTTGAATCTTGAATATCAAACAGATCGAAAAACGGAAAGACGGTTCTCTCTGCATTGACATGCACATCAAACAGGTAGAGGTTTCGCCAGTTAGCAGCGCCAACCAGCTTTGAAAAAGATATCTGATTGCCTAGAGCAGGAACCAGAGATGCAGAAAGGTCTAGCTTGCGATGAGTTACGCTGGCGCTAATAGACTTGTGGCTTATCTCAGCATAAATAGCCATAAGCCCTTAACCAAACTGGCTGCGAACTTTAAATTTTATTAGGTCCATAACCGTCTGAGTCCTACCGCTAGAATCGGAAAACTCTATTTCACCCTCAAGAATACCGCTGCTCGCAAGAGTGTCTGAATCAAAAATAAACGTGACCTTACCGTTTATCGCTGATGTGACTGTGCCGATCAGCGTATCAATTAGGGCTGTCTGACCAACCTGTCTGACACGCATCCTTACTGAGCCGTTAGTAAGGTCCAACGCTGCAAACGTAGACGGGTCATCAGCATCAAGCACTTGACCTGATGCAGCCGTATTGCTGTCTTTGAGTGTGATCTCAATTTCTGGAAGCTGGTCTCCTTGAACAAGATCAATAGTCGTAAGATATGCCATTAAATAAATGCCCTCGATTTGGCAGTCAATGAGCCACCGCTGAAACCGTACTTAACCTGACGTATAGCTTTGCCCACGCCCCTATCAAAAAGTTGTTTGTTAGCAACCGCAGCATTTGGGTTAGACCAAGGCTGACCTGACATCATTTGCAAACGATACAATGCGCCATGAGAAATTACTTCTCTATGCTCCTTGCCTACACTGTCAGGAATACTAGAGCTTGATGATGTCGGCTTAACCGAATACAGCACCCTAAACGAGTTGGTCTCAGCCGGAATAGGAGCAAGGTAGAAATCGGAGTTGTCTCTTTGTGCGTAATACGCGGGAGTTCCCGTAGTATTTTCGTCGCCAAGACGCAGAAGCAGTTGGCTGTAGCTTATCGGGTTTAATGCTGTGTTGTTATTAAAAATATCAAGTATGTGATTTAACTCTGTGCCAGACGGCAAAGATACCGCGTACTCATTCACGCCTGAAATGATGGTGATGAACTCCGGTTCAGGAAGATAAATATCCGTCCTCGTGCAAAAATCAATCGCAGAGTCACGAACAGAACGCTCTATAAGAAAGTCTGGTGCACCCTGCGCCTCAGGTCTAACGTAGAAAGAAAAATCAGAATACTTCATTAAGCGTTACCTGCCATTGCTGGCACCGGAGTCGTAGCACTATCTGCTTGCGTCTTCATGCCAATCGCGTTGGCAAAGCTCTGATAATGCATCATTGCTCTCTGTGCGTTGCCTGCAAACTCAGAGTCTTTTTGGTATGACCGATACAGCACATAATCCAGAATGCAGTTAGCGTACACGTCATCAAGACTAATGACTGTCGCCGTTGAAGCGCTGAAGTCGGTTATTGCGATTTCTGAAGGAGCGCTGCTGTATATGATCTCAAGAGAATGAGCTGTCGCATCACCTTTAGGGTAAATGTAAAAATTCTTTGGGTCGGCTGGGTCGTATACAAAATGCTCTATCTTGTTTGTGCCAGCAGCGGTCTCGTGCCAGTCAGGCAAAGTCTCATCTAAAACACGACGCTGCACTTGAGTAACAGCTCTGCCACCTACATTTCTGACCACCTCAATAAGTCTTAGTGCAGCGGCGGGCACTGTCTGCTTACTGCCATCAATACAGTTATAGGTCTCGTTCACCATATTCGCATCAGGTCGGTGAAGCACAACTTCTTTCTGTGCGTCGTTAAAAAACTTTAAAAGCTCTTCATTCGGAAAACGGACATTTGTATTATCTTGTAGAATAATTGCAGCCCGATCCAATATGTCTACTACTTTAGTTGTCGCCATTGTCTGTTTCCCATTCAATTATTTGTAAATCGGGATTGTTTTTGAATATCGGGTTGTACTCGAATTCGTTACCTGTAATCACATTCTTTACACGCTTAGGGATAAGCTGCTTTTGTTCTGGTTGAGGGTTAGCCTTATTCTTGGCTAGTTGCTGCAACTGCTCTTCGAGTTGCGACAGAGTCAACCGTCTATCCAGCTTTACGCCAAAGTCTTCCTTGGCTTGGATAAACACATCGTCCTTCTTCGTGTTAGCTTTTTTCATAAGTGTCTCGCTAAAAAGGGGGAGGAAAACCTCCCCCAATCATTAGTCGATCTAAGTCCACTTACCAACGCATAGTGCGTCAGGAGTGATTACCTTAGAACCGAACACCTTCAGACCACGAAC